TAGTTTTCTGACATAATGTTTCCTTATACTATTGGGCTTGTATCTAATCTTAACCAAGTACCGTTTTGATAAACTTGGAACCTATTGTCATCTGTGTTATAGATCATATCTCCGTTTTCAGCAGTTAGTGCATCTCTTTGTGCGTTTGTAAAATTTGCAAGTTTAAATGGACTTTGTGTTACTTCAACTCTTGTACTAGCTGTTAGTAAAATGTTAGATTCTGAAAACAATTCAGGAGCACCTGTACCTGCTGTTGTTATTTCGCCATTCACTGTAAATTTGTTGTTAACAACTAAATCATTTTCAACAGTTAAATCGCTACTCATAATCATAGAAGGAGTAACTGTAATTGCACTAGAATCGTCTGTATCAATTACACTTGCAGCAAAACTAAAATTACCTACAGTATCGCCTACAATACCCGATAAGTCAACAGTATTGCCGTTACTAATTGATAAATCAGTTCCTGCTAATGTAAGTGTTTGACTGTCTGTTTCTGAAGTAATAAATCCTTGACTTAACACAAATGATTGTGTTGCAAAAGATGACAAATCTCCCGGAGTTAGATATCCTTGTCCCGTTACAAATGATTGTGTTGCAAATCCTTGACCTAACACAAACGATTCTGTTGCAAAGTTTGGTTTGTTAATTAAGTCGTTATAATCGCCGCTAAAGCCTGCTAGTAAGTTGTCAGTGTCTTCTAATTCGTTAACGTCACCTGGAATAACAGGACGTCCTGTTAAACTAAAATAATCTCCATCAAACGCTTCTGCTGCTAATTGAAATACACTTAAATCAGGAGTATCTGTTAAATCGTTATAGCTTCCGCTAAACAAAACAGGTAAATCAGACAAATCATTATAACTTCCTGCCGGCGGTACTGCAAATGAAAAATTCCCAAAGCCGTCTGTTTTTAAAAACTGTCCTGCTAATCCGTCGGATATTCCTAAATTTAATATACTAGTCGGAATTGTTGGACGATTTTCTAAATCATCAAATGATCCTGAAAACGCTGATGCAGACAATGGTGAATTATAGTTAGAAGGAGTAACTTCAGAGGTATCTAGTAGTAGTTTGTGCCAGCCACCGGCATGAGCAAAATATAATGCACCTTCATCATGCACATGCATTATCATACCCATGTAAGTAGATGGAGAAATACTATTTAAATCGCTACGTGTTTCTACGGTATTTCTATAATAAATTTTATTAGATCCAAAATCTATGTCATCTGACAATAGTGTAGATCCATTACCTATTGTATTGTATATTTCATCAAAATTAAGGTTAATTTTATTTGATGCATTTCTTAAAGAATCTCCAGATCCATCGTTTGGATTAACCCCTCTATTAAGTATTTCTTTAGCCATTGTGCTATTCTCCGTCTATAGTTACTAGCTCGCTATCCAACGTAGTTTCTGTACTACTAAGATCTTTATCACTTGTAATTTCATCAGTTGTAAAATTAATTGGATTGCCTTCGATTATATTTCTAGATTCAAATGTTGCTATTCTTCGTTCTTTTCGATAACCTATAACACTAGTTCTTTTTCTATCATAATTTAAAATTTCAGCAACTACAGAACTTAACTGTGTTCCGCTATACTTTTTAAGCGTATCTAACAATTTAAAAATTTTTATATTTTCATTTTTTGCTTGTTGTAATAAAACATTACTAACTGCTATTGCTGCTGATCTTTCAAAACCTTGTGTTTCAAAAAATGCAACAACAGTATTTAGATCATTGTCTGCTAAGTTTAATACTCTAGAATAATAAGTGTCAAAATACAAATTAGTTCTAGCATCAGTTTTTTTAGATATGTTTATTGGTAAACTACTACTCATTGTCTTGTACCTTCTAAGACTTCTTTTCTGTATGCTTCTTTTTCTGTTTCAGGAAGTGCATTCCAAGCACTAATTAAATCATTTATTCCATTACCACCAGTGCTTAAGAAAGTACCTTTAAATTGTTGTATTGCTAACGAATCTAATTTTGCAGGATTATTTTGTAATGATTGCGCTGTTACATTTACATTTCTGGCTGCTGTACTATTTGTTGTAATTGTAGTCGGTGAAGAAGATACAATGTTTTGTGCGCCATCGGCACCTTGTGTTTTAGGTATAATTATATCACTTATACCTCCAATGTCGTCTGTATTTGTTACTGTAGAAATGCTACTAAGCAAAGGATTGCTTACTGATGTCGGAAACGTATTAGTCCCTTCTGTTCTATTACCAATATTAGTTTCAAATGAAGCAGGCGGTGTTCTAACTGATACATCATTTGGATCTAATTGTGTTGTTGTATTAATATTAGCTAGTGGACTTGGAAAAGAGTCATAGTGTGCAAATCCAAATGCTATAGGATCGCCATCGGGTCCTACTTGAACAGTACCTCTACTATAATGCACTGCTTCGTATTGTACTGTAATAGTATTTTGCATCATGCCGCTGCCATCGGAATTATCAACAGAATCATGTTCCCAATTTGTAATAATCGGATTTACTAATGTGTAAGTTGTGTATTGAGTTCTTGCAATTTGAGATAACTGTATTCTTTTAAAAAACGGAACACTTAAATTATTATCTAATCCAAAACGAAATTGGTTTCTTTCTCTGCTCTTATAAGTGTTATCTCCGTCGCCTGCTTTGTTAAATGCTCCAGGCTGACTAGCATGCCAGCCGTCTGCGTAATACCATCTATAATATGCTTCTAACAAAGCAGTAGTAACACCGTGATTATCGTCATGAAATGTAAGTGTTATTGGCTGATATTGAATACTTGTTTGAATATGCTTAGTTCTATTATATTTCTTTTTAGTTTCAACATTTGCTGTAAATCTAGGCAAATCTGCTTGTTTAACTAGTAGTCCTATTTCAGTATTATATTTCTCTATTAATCCTGGATTAATATCTTTAACCCCAGGATCGATTCCAAACCAACAATGATAAAGAAACTTTGTTTTAGGAGCAAATTTAAAATTTTGATTTGTATATAATCTAGCCGCATGGTTGTAATCAAGCAATGTAATGCCGTCTTGTTTTCCTCCAAGGCTATCTCGAAAAGCGTTAGTACTCATACAAATATTTATCTAATATTATTATGTATGTAGATAATAAAAAAGGAGCTCTAAGAGCCCCTTTTTAAATAAAGATATTTTTATGCGCCGCCGCCGGTAATTAAACTACCGCTGCCCCTCGGTACAGCAACACCAATACCACCATCAGCATCTGTTTGGATTGCGTTGTCGTATTGGACTTCTAATGTAACTGTAACTGGTTCATTATTTTGATATGCTAGTGTGTTGTAGTTAGCATTTGTAATAAAGCATCCGTATAGTTCAAATGTTTCAAGTACATTTGGTGTATAAACTCCGTTACCACCATCTAAGATTTCAATACGTGTTGTAAATTTATAATCTTGTCCTGAAACCGGGCTTGACTGCTCCATAAAGTCGAATTGTTTCTGTAGCTGTTCGCCAACAAGTTTTTGTACAGCATTGTTCACGTCTTCACGTAAGTTTAGTGTAATCGGTGACCATGTGTGCTTACCTGCTAAGTATGCTTTTGAGTTATACGCATGTATTTCCATTGGCTCAAATGCAACTGTCGGACGAGTTACGTCAACAACTTGTTTTGTAAGTTCCGTTGTTGGTGTTGAAACTCCAAAGTTTTCCAGCGACACCCTAAAGCGGTACTGGAGCTTCGGCATCAACAGACCCTGGCTAGCGGCACTGTCGCCGCTTGCTAGTGGAACTGTAATTTTTGATAATGATGAGATTGCCATTTAATTTGCTCCTAGTTCAATAGTATTTATCATTACGCTTCACCACTTATTTCGCCTGTATTTTTCAAGCGTAGTGGAATGTAGATAAACTCAATACTCTTAACAGGTTCAATAGCAATGTCTACATATAGTTCATTACGATCAATTCTTGCTGGAGTGTTGTTAGTTTCATCGCACACAACTAAGAAGTCAAATAGTGCTCTTTGGCCAACAAGTTCAAGTAGTAAACTTTCAACTTGTCCTTTGATTTCATCACGTGTGATTTTATCATTTGGTTCAAAGATATATGGCTTCGCAAGTTGATTAAGTTGGCTACGTAAATAAACTACTAATCTTGCAACGTTAATTCTGTCTAGCGAACTTGCGCCTCTAGCACGAGTTTTCTGTCCAAAGTTAACAAGTCCTGCACCTGTAATAAACGTAATTGGGTTTACACCTTGTGCATATAATGTATCTCTTTGTCCTTCATTTAGTGGTGTGCTTACAAATTCTCCTTCGCTGTTAATAAAGCCAGTTGAACTTGCATTGTTAATGCCGCCACGTCTTGTACCTGCTGGTGCAAACCATGGATAGCTAACTTGGTCACTTAGTGCAATAGTTCTTAGCATCATGTGGCTTGGCGGAACAACAACATTGTTACCAAAGTTGTCGCTTGTAAAGCCCCATGGATAAAACACACCTAAATATTCGTCATTAGTAACAAGACCATCGTCATTGTCTTCTACTGCTGCACGAACGTTTGTTGCCCATTCATTTAATGAAGTAGCATCTGGTGTTAATCTTGCTGGCGAATCGCCAACTACAAATGCTGTTAATCCTCTATCAGCGTTAAGTGTTACTAGTTCGCCAATTAGTTCTGGATAACCTGGGCAAGATATTAAGTTAAATCTACGTGCATCTTCGTTGCGTATTTCGTCGTTTGAATTAACAACTGCTTGTAGTTTTTGTACAACAACTTTACGCTGTGCGTTGCGCCCAAAGCTGCCTGAACCATCTACATTGTTTGCACTTTCAGTTACCCAACGATCAGCAGCATAGTTTACCATCGATTCGTCACCAAAGCGTAAGTTAACGTCTGTTGTATCAACATAATTCTTTTCGAAACGCTTAACATTAAATCCACTTCTGCGTGTATTGAATAGCAATGTTCCGCTTGGATACAATGCTGGATCTGGACAATCAGGATCTACATAATTTACTGCAAGCAAATCTGTAATATCTGCTGCTGTGTTTCCTGTTGCTCCACTTGACCCATAACGTGCATCTGCAAAAACAATACCGTTTTCTGTTGTTTGATCACCGTTGTCTACTAAAATCCAACGATCAGTACTTTTACGATATTTGTAAATTACTGGATAGTTTTCTAAGTCTGAAGTGTCAATCCATAAATCGCCTTCTACTAATGCACTACTACCATCTGATTGTGTAGTTGGTTGTGATGCACTTACAATAGGCCCGTTAGCATCTGTGCTATTGCTTAATGAATAAACTGGGCTGTCCGGATGTCTATATCCAACCCATTTGTTACCGTCATTGATCATAATGTCAACTTCATCAACAATTGAGTTATACCATAGTGTTCCTGTTTCGGCAGTATTTGTTGGTTCGTTTTCTGATGCTGTGTAACTTAGTACTTCCCAATTACTTACTCTGTACTGAACAGGATTACCTAATGAATTATCAATTCCTGGTTCGTCTGATACAAAGCGTGTTGAAGTACTAATACCTAATGCAGTAAGCATTGGCGCAAAACTACTTGCAACATCAACAAATTTCATTTCGCCGCCTTGGCTATGTTTAATAACAACTGCATTGTTTTCATCAACTGATGCACTTACATACGGAATGTTTGCACTTGTAATTGCTGCTGCAATAGCAATAGCAGTATCAGCTGCTGTTGACTGTGCTTCAACTTCAATTAGTCCTGGAACATCGCTGCTGAACACTGCTGAACCTGGTGAAGTTGCAGTAATTAACATTTTGTAAGTTTCACCATCTGTGAAGTTTGATAGTGTAATTGGTTGTGAAGAAACTTGAGTATTTCCAACTGTGCCTCTTTTAAATATTTTAAATGTACCTAACGGATCACTGTCTCCTGCAACATTTGATTGTACATATAAATCACCTATTTGTAAATTTGATCCGCCACCTGTTCTGTCTAGTTCAACTAGAGCAGATTCATTTGTTGGATAAATCGGTGCTTCAATAGAATCCCATAATTTAGTATCGTCATTCCATTGTCTAACTCTCCAGCGAGCACCACCGTTTGGTGTAGTTGTTTTAAGCCATACACTTCCTGTTGGACGGCCATTATATGCAGTTCCTACTTTAAATGTGTCTGGAATTTGTGTGTGCTTACTAATTTGTACTGCTGGAATTAAATAAGTTCCTGCATCAATATTTAAGAACTCTAAAACCGCTGTAGATGCATTTGAACCTGCTGCAAACTCTAATGATGTTGTTGAACTACCATCATTGTAAAATGCAATCTCTCCGCTTATTACGGCTGCTCTTATACCCGGAATTGATAGTCCGTTAATTGTTGCTGCTATGTCTGTAACAGTTTCGCCAGTAGTAACAGTAATAACAGTTCCATTTAATACAAAAACGTCTGAGCCTTCATCTGTTGAATCGTCGCCAAATGTTGTACTTGTTTTGCTACTAACTACAGTTGGAACGGCATCCTTCCAAGCAGTTGAACCTAGCTCAACCCAACCTGCGCTTGCTCTATACCAAACTTTGTTAAGAGTAGTTACAGCAACGACTGCATAATCTCCAACTGAGCCAATTGAGCCTAGTGGTGTATAATCTTCGTTTTCGTAATCTATAACGTCTGATTGACTTGTAATAACAATAGGTGTTTGTGTTGTAAATGATTGTCCGCCTGTTATAGTTTCACTTGCATTATTCCATTCCTGGATACCAAATGCACTTGAACCAGTATCTAACCAATATGTTCCTGCATCTGGAAATGCTGTTGGAACTGATGATTGAGGAACTAGTTGTTTTAAGTCTATGTCGGCTCTTACAACCCATGCTCTGTTGCTTACACCTAAATATGAATAAGCTGCTTGTAATCCGTATTCACTTAATTCTGAACCGTGAATTGGATTATTGCTTGCATCAATTTGGAAAACTGGGTCGCCAAATGTTTCAGCTAGGTCACGTTGCGATGTCATTAAATAAGGCTTACCGGCATTTTCTGCTAGTGTACCTATCGCTGTTCCTGATCCTGAAGCATTTAGTTTGTTCTCTTGCGATGCAACAAAAATTACTGGTACAGTTCCTGGTTCAGCGGGAGTGTAAAAACTCTCGTCTACTACGCTAACCTGTACACCTGGTGATACTAATGCCATTTTAATCTCCTGTTGGATAGTGTATTGTTTATTACATGTATTTACCAATTAAAAGAAAAAACTCTGTGCAAATACCCCCGAAAAAGGGACCGAAAAGGTGAGGTAAATACAGTATGCGACCATTATGTAAATGCGGACAGCGTCCGGCAGCTATAAATTATAAAAAAGGAAACAAAATTTACTATCGTAAATTGTGTGAGACGTGCCTACGCAACGGATTAGGACACGGAATACCAAAATGGAAGCAAGCAGGATATATTAAAAAAGATACTTGTGAAAAATGTGGTTATACAAGCAAGCATCAAGAACAGTTTAACGTGTTTCATATTGACGGCAACTTAGAAAATTGCCGTCCTAGCAATTTAAAAACAGTGTGTGCTAACTGTCAACGTATTCTGCAAAAAACTGGGGTGCAGTGGAAACAGGGAGACTTAATCCCTGATTTTTAAAAATAGTACGCATTAGCATTGCTACATTCTTTTCTAGACGCTTTAGATCGCCGTTGTTGTCAATTGTGTAATCACACATCCATTGTTCAATTGTCATTGAATTGTTATCTTCATGCGGCAAGTGGTCTGAACGATCTACCCAAATAGCATAATCAAAAATTTCTTCGTTTTGCATTGCAAAAAATTCACGTTTGTTGCGAAGTCCGCAGTATATGTCATGTTCTGCAAATAAATTACGTCCTAGTCTAGCAAGATCATCTTTACAATAATCATGTATCATGTCATACCATAGTTTACGATGATTGTGCCTATCTGCATAACATTCTTCTTCGTCAGTATAACTGTACTTGTCTTTTAATTCATCAAAAATAAACAATTCACTACAAAATTTAGAACTAGACTGAAATGAATATCCGTAAAGTTCTAGCATTTCGCAAACAGTGTCTTTGCCGTGTCTGCCGTGTCCTACAACAAGTAGTTTAGGTAACATTAATTAATCTCCACATAGTATAATTTTATTATATGTTATTAATGATATTTTGTCAACCTATATTACCACTTAGCAACACTTTTCAACCGTTTTTGTGAACGAATAGCATCCATAATACGAAGTATTTGTTTCTTTTTATTGCCAGGGCGATCATAATGATTTTTTGATGCCCAAGTTTGATCTGCTTCTAGTTGTTCAGCAAACTTTTCACCTAACAACTTTTCTAAGTACGATAAGTCCTCATTACTTAGGTCTTGTATCTTCCGTGAAACCATTCTGTCTATCTCTCCATGCTTGTTCGAACTGTTCTGCATAGTCGTACAAAGGTGCACCATTGCAACCGTCATACCATAGACGTTTGAAATAACCTTCTGCACTTGCTACTACTGTTTCTGGGGTGGCGTCGAGGTGGCCTTTTACCATATAGAACAATCTGTATTCTTCTTTAAGGTCGTTTCTCAACATACTGTATTTACAAACTTGTTACAATAGAGCGCTAACATAGGTTCAAAACGCCTCGTCATATCCTTCAAAAATACATTGTTTGTAAATTTTATTTGCTTGCTTTACAGGACATTCTAATTGGTACAAGAACTCTGCATCATCATAATAATCAATATAGGCAATGTCACGTTTGCGTCTAACTTCAAACGCAATACTTTTAGTGCCTCTTGTAAGAATCATATTTTTTGCTTCTATCTTCATGACAATGACTTTACCAGTTGGTCTGCTTCTTCAGGTGTAACAATAGTCCCTGCTGTATAATATTTTAGTTGCTCTGCTGCTTTTTCTTCACCTTGAATAACGCTAACAACATAATTCATAGTATCAACAAATTCAGCAATTTGATGTACAACCGATTCTTCAACGTTTTTTACAACACAAATTGCAGTGTCTTCACAAACGTAAATTCTGCTCATTCCAATTGGTGTGGTAATCATATTACACTAGCCTCCAATACTTCTTTAAGTCCTAAATTTTGCATGTCTTCATCTAACTGTATAACACGAGCATCTAGTTCTGTAAAGTCATTTGTGTCACCAAGATAGATCAACAAGTCACTCATTGTGATTTCTTCATTGAGATTATGTGCAAGCCAAATTTGACTCATAATCAATGCGTTTTGTATTTTGTTTTTATCGGTTATCTTTTTACCTACAAGCCATTGGATTGCTTGTTCTTTTGCATCTGCATATAGTTTTACTTTGTTAGCAATGTTTTCGAGATATTGTTTTTCACTCATGTTCTAT